AGAACTCTTGCTAGATACTTAGATGCTGTGAACTTTTCGTCCACAACTACTACTACGACTACAACTTCAACCGTTGCCGACCCTGCTGATGGTGAAACTGTTACCTATACCGTCACTGTTCAAAATGTCGGTGGTGTCAATATATTTCTGCTAAATGGTGTAAATAATCCTGTTATTACAATGAAAAGAGGTTCTACCTATATTTTTGACCAATCAGATTCTTCAAATAGTGGACACCCACTTAGAATAAAACGAAATTCAGGTGCATCATATTCAACAGGAGTTACTGTCGCTGGAACGCAAGGATCTGCTGGTAGTGCTGTAACTTTTCAACCTTCCTACCCAGACGCACCATCGGATTTAAGATATTACTGTACTGTTCATGGCAATGCAATGGGTAATACAATTACTATGAACAATCCCAACACTATTCAACAAGAATCGACATCTACTTCTAGTTCTCAAACAAATCCTTTTGGAACACCAGATCCTACGGCAGAATTCCCACAGGAAATTTATTTCTTGGATCGTAAAGTTACCGAAAATAGAAATTTAGTAACATGGGAAGCTCAATCTGCTCTTGATTTAGTAAATGTAAAATTACCAAAAAGAATTGCTACTAAAGATATTTTTCCTGGTATTGGAGCATTTTTAGGATGAGTTGGAAAGATATTGCATTAGAACACGCACAGAAAGATTCACCACAGGAAGCATGTGGTTTATTGACTATCTATAAAGGCAAAGAAAAATATTATCCTTGTAAAAATATTGCGGAAGAACAGGGAGAACATTTTATTTTAGATCCTGATGATTGGATGAAAGCTGAAGATGAAGGTGAAGTGATAGCAGTAATACATAGTCATCCGAATCATCCACCGTACCCTAGTGAAGCTGACTTAGCCAGTTGCGAGTATTTAGATTTACCTTTTTATATTGTCACTCCAGAGACAAAAGAATGGCATCATTTCAAACCTTCTGGTTATAAGAAAGGATTAATTGGTAGAGAATGGGTTTGGGGTGTGCAAGATTGTTGGAGCTTGATACATGATTGGTATGAAGAAAAGAAAAATATTAAATTAAAACATTGGGATAGACCAAAAAGCCCAAAAGAATTTTCAAAAAATCCGTTATTTGAACATGGGTTACCTTTAACTGGTTTTGTTGAACTGGAAGATACGGTAGATTTGGAAGAGGGTGATGTTCTGCTTATGGATACAACAAATACAGGAAGATTAGATCATGTGGCTTTGTATTTAGGTAATCAAACTATTCTTCAACATTGTGTGAAAAGACTTAGTTGTAGAGAACTATACGATCAAGAACATATAGACTGTACAAAGAAGAGGTATCGCTATGCTCAGTAAAATTAAAGTTTACGGTAGATTAGCTCGATTCTTGGGAGAGCGTACCTTTGAAGCAGAAATATCATCTCCTACAGACGCTTTTAAATTTTTATTAGCAAATTTTCCTAGTTTAGAATCTCACATGATGGAGCAAAACTATTGCGTAAAAGTAGGAGATTATGAGATTAGTGAGACTGAGTTAGATACTCCTACAGGAAGTCAGGAAATAAAAATCGTACCAGTTGCTATGGGAGCAAGAAAAGGATTAGGAAGGTTTTTACTCGGAGCAGTTCTTATTGGTGCTGTCGTTTTTACTGGAGGATTAGGTACAACAGCAGCTTTTCAGGGTTTAAGTTTTGCAGCAGGAGGAGGTGGAATTGGTGCAAGTTTAGTAGCAGCAGCAGGAAATTTAGGTATATATCTAGCTTTATCAGGTGCAGCAGAAATGATAAGTCCTACACCTAGTCCTGATAGTGCTTCTGACGA